GCAATCTTTCTGAAACTACCATAGAAACGTCTTGCTAGTTCTGCTTCATCAGTGTCCTCATCGTCTTCATTGGCTACACTATTCTGAATATGCTGAACGATTCGTTTTTGTTCAACATCGATTAGTGCGAGTCGTGTAATAGCTTCTACACTTGGTGGACGAATATGAATTTTAACTTCATCGAATTCAACTGGTGCAACATGTTCAATATCTGGAAACTTGTTTAAGATATAATTTATATCAATATTGAAGTCACTAACCTCTTCGCACTTTGTACATTTGTGTGCGTGTGTCAATTCACGGCCATATGTTGCATATTGAATAGCAAGATATAATGCTTCCATATCAATGTTACACATTGTTCTGGGATTTGGTATATCTGGACAGCAACTCTTTGCGATATTGATTAGTGCTTCGCCATTAAGAAGTTCATCTGGGTTCTTCATAGTAATTTCGTCTACTGCTGTCATAGGCAATACCCCAACTTCTTCTAGTAGTGTGGTGCCCCATTCTGGGTTAAATTTACCACCTGTTGGTAGTTTTATATAAATCCCTGGTTTTCTGAAATACTTTGCTAGTGGGTTTGTGTTCATTTTTTCGCCTCTTGATAAATACAACGATACATTCTATTTATGTTCATAGTTATTTAATCAATTATAAACTACGAATATAACTGAAAAGAGAGAGATTGATATGGCAGAAGAAACTATTATTCAGGGTTTTGGTAAAGACCGAAGTTTTCCAGACTTTGCTACCGAAGCAACTCAAAAAGGAATCATGCAAGAAGCAGGTAAGCATAGCAATGCTTTTACTCAGATGGTTAGACTTCTTGGTGCGCAAGCTGCTGGACAAAAAATCTCTCAAAGTGAATATAAAAAAATACAACAAGAGTTACGTAATAATAGAAAAGCTACAGATGCTATCAAAAAACAAAACGATAACAATGATGCGAAAAAAAGAAAGCAAGATGGTAATGCATTAGACGAAGATAAGAAACAAACAAGCATCTTCAAGAAACTTCTAATCGCATCCGTTGAACGCACTCAACTTTCTGCAAAGCAATTTCGTGAAGAAATTAAAAATGACAAGAAAATGCAAGAATTGATGAAAGAAGGAATGTCTTCTGATTCTGCTGGTATTATGGCAAAGTTGGAAGGGTTCGGTGTAGCACTTAAAGGCGTAGGTAAACTAGCGGGGCCACTTGCTACCGCAGTTACTGGTGTTGCCACCGCAGTAACTGGCATTAATGCATATATGAAAGCACAAGCACAAGATAGATTTAATTTTGCACAAGAGCTAAGACAGAGTGGACTTGCGTCAGGACTGTCATCTTCTCAAGCAAGTTTAACTTCATTCGCGGCTACAGTTAGAGAAAATAACTTTACTCTTGGTGAAGCCGCTGAGTTTACACAGCGTTTTGCAAACTCAGTTGGGGTACTTGGTGTAAAGAGTTCTCTTGAATTTGTAAACTCACTTGCATATGCAGGTGAAGGCGGCGCAGATATGATGCGTAGATTTGGTATGGAGTTTGGCGAGGTAGCGAATGTGGCAGGTACATATCTTGATAGTGTTCGTAACCTTGGTATGCTCGACAGAATGAACGGTCAACAGTTACGTACTAACATGGACGACTTTATGAGTACTGTAGTGTCTACATCTAATGTTATGAAAATTAATATGGAAGATGCGGCAAAGATGATTGCCGACACACTCGGAAGAACAGACATATCATCATTGCTTGCTACAATGGATCCTCAACGTGCTGCACAAGTACAAGAAGTTGTTGGTATGGCAGGCGGCATGGATAATCCACTTGGCGAGGCACTTGCTATGAGACTTGCCGCAGGATCTCAGGGTGAATTTCAAATGACATCACAGTTTGCAGATTTAATGTCAAGTCCAATTACAGCATCTATTATGCCACTTGTTGAGGAACTTGCAAGATCAACTGAACAAGGTGGAGTAAGTGGGTTTCAAAGTGCATTAGCAGGATCACGTGGTGAAATTCAGGGAGCAATAGATGGTGCCAGCAGAGAGTTATTATTGAGTGGTGATCAAATGGGCCAATCAATGATTGCAGCGTTTGCTAAGTTGTTAGGTACGGTAGAAGACGCAGATGCAGGTTTTACTGCATTGTCAGGCGATGATAAAGCAGTTGTTGGCTCAATAGAAGCAAGTAGGCAATTTACACTAGCACTTGAAGGTGTAAATAATGCATTTATTGAGAATGCAGATTTAGAACAGAATTTGGGAAGACTTAATACTGCTAATGTACAGCTTGCCGGAGAAATAGAAGGTGCAGGCACAGCAATCGCACAACATGCAGATATATTAACAGGGGCTACTACCGGACTACAAGCCCTAGTAACTGATTTGTCTTCTGGTGTTGTAGGTTTAGCTGGTGATGGTTTAGGATTTTTAAGTGAAGATAGTGCAGAATCATTAGCAAATGTTAAACGAATGCGACAGGTGGTAGAAGATACATTTGGCGCAACAAGTTTAGAATCAATTTCTGCACCTATATTAAAACAATTAGACAATGTAGAAGAAGCACAATCACGTTTCGAAGCAGACCCGTCTGCAAATAATGAATTTAGATTAAAAATGTCACAACGTGCTTTACTAGATGAAATAAACGAACTTAGCGAAACTAATCCAGAACAGGCAGAAACACTACTTAGAGGTTCAGGATTAGAAAACTTTGTAAGAGAAGGTGAAATAATTAATTATGATCCTACTATTTTAGAACAGCAAGGCAGTGAAGATATATATGGCAATCAGATGAGAAACCGTGAAGGTTATTCTCTGCTTGGTGGTGGAACAATGCTCACTAGAGATGATACCGCAGATGCACTACTAGCAAATATATTGCAAACTGGAAACAATGCATTGGGTACTGATTTTACTAAAGATGCGTTTAATGCATTATTAGGCGCTGATGGTTCTGGATTATTAGATACTATTGGGTTTGAGCGAGAAGGTGATTCGTTCACAGATGATGAAAAACAAATGATCACATCACTTGCTACACAAATGAGCGATAGAAAACTAATCGATGATGAGACATTGAATAGACTTATCAATTCTATACGAGAAGATTCTGGTAGAAGTGCATTTGATTGGGCTGCAGCATCTGAAGAAGACAAAGCTCAACAGAGAGCATTGCTATCTACTATGAACCAACTACTACAAGCATTGAATAATAATTAAAAGTGTTGACATGTGCTTAAAAACATGCTACTATAAAAATACAGGATATAAAAATGGCAACTTGGAAAAAATATTTTAAAACATACGATGGTCTCCCACAACGAGACCCATCATCGTCTAATCAAGGATCGGAAGCATCCAATAAGCGTTATAGCAGTTGGTTACCTGAAGTTTATCAGGGACAACCAAACCGTGTGCAACGTTATGGACAGTACGACCAAATGGACTTAGATAGTGAAGTGAACGCAGCGTTGGATATCATTGCTGAATTCTCAACGTTACAAGATGAAAACTCTAGATTACCATTTAAGTTCGACTTCCCAGAAGATCCAACTGAATCAGAGAATGATGTTTTGCAACGTACACTGCGACAGTGGTGTTCAGTGAACGAAATGAACAAGCGTGTTTTCCGTATATTCCGAAATGCCATTAAGTACGGTGACCAAATCTTTGTTCGTGATCCAGAAACATATAAACTATTTTGGGTTGATCCTGCCAAAGTAGATAAAGTTATTGTTAACGAAGGTAAAGGCAAGAAAGTAGAAGCATATTATATCAAAGATATTGATATCAATATGGAAAGTATGAACATCACCGCTGATGCAAACAAACTTACACAAACGGGTGTAGGTGCAACAGGGATGCCTAACTTGAATAGTAATACTACTCAAGGTTACACTGGCGGTTCAGCAGGCGGATCACGTTTTGCAAATGATCAATCATCGACACCAGTTGATGCGGCACACGTTATTCATATTTCATTGAATGAAGGCATCGACGGCTTTTGGCCTTTTGGTACATCTATCTTAGAGCCTATCTTTAAAGTTTATAAGCAAAAAGAATTATTAGAAGATGCTATTCTAATCTATCGTGTACAACGTGCGCCAGAACGCAGAGTGTTTTACATTGATGTGGGTAACATGCCAACTCACAAAGCACGTGCGCACCTAGAGCGTATCAAGAATGAAATTCATCAAAGACGTATTCCATCTAAGACTGGTGGTGGACAGACTGTTACTGATAGTGCTTATAATCCACTATCAATTATGGAAGACTATTTCTTTGCTCAAACAGCAGAAGGTCGTGGTTCTAAAGTTGAAACACTTCCGGGCGGCGAGAACTTAGGTCAAATTGATGACTTGAAATACTTCAACGACAAACTATTGCGTGGTTTACGTGTTCCAGCTTCATACTTAGGTGGCATGGATGACGGCGGCGCAACAGTGAATGATGGTCGTGTAGGTACTGCAATGATTGCTGAATTTAGATTTACTAAGTTCTGTGAACGACTACAAGCACTTATCGTTGAACAACTAGACAATGAGTTTAAGATGTTCTGTAAAAATCGTGGTGTGCAAGTAGAAAGTTCACGTTTCTCGTTACAATTCAATACTCCTCAGAACTTCGGTAAGTTCCGTCAAGCAGAAGTAGATCAAGTTGCAATGAATGTGTTCTCATCAATCGAAGGTGCTGATTATATCAGTAAGCGTTTTGCTCTACAACGTTTCTTGGGACTAACAGAAGATGAAATACTAGAAAACGAAAAGTTATGGCGTGAAGAAAACGGCGACACAGATGAACTAGCAGGCGCTAGTGATAGTCTTAAAGGCGTAGGTGCAGCACCTGCTCCAGCCGATGTAGGCGGAAACGATGATTTTGACTTTGATGAAACTGATACCGATGATACAGAAGACGGTTCAGTAATTGATGGATCAGAAAACGCAGAAACAGACGAAGAAGTATAAATACTACTATGAGATATTCAGATTTAACAGAAAACTATTCTCCTGACGAGGATAATCACAATAGTATAAAGATAGATGATACCCGTAAGGATCGTCTAACTCTTATTCACCTATCAACGTTGCGTAAGATACGTGAGTATCGTAAGTACCAAGAAGGCGTTAAATCACAGCAAGTACAACGGCAATATAAAGGTGGCGGTGACGAAGGTGGCGGGGATATGGAGCTATAAGCTCTATTAAGTAGTAAGTTTTATTACTATTGTCGCATACTAAATATCTCTAACTCTAAAAAACGGCACAAAAGTAGCCGTTTTTTTGTATTTCCCTAATATACACTATTATAACTAATAAATACTTTTGAAACAAAGAGTGTTTCTACAACCGCCACAGGAAGCAGTGGCTTTTTAGATAAGGAGACATTAATATGTCAAGCAAGCTAGAACAAGTACTAGAACTTCTTATCAACGAGGAGCGTGAAGCAGCGGAAGAGCTACTGCACGATTTTATCGTAGAAAATGCTCGTCAGATCCATGAGGAACTACTGAACGAAAGTGATGAAGTAGTAGAAGAAGAACTTGAGGAACTAGACGAAGCAGACGATATCGTTGAGCTAGAAGACGAAGCATCAGAACTAGAAGATGATGCATCAGAAATCGAAAATGAAGAATTCTATGACGAAGACGAAATGGAAGATGACGAAGCATTAGACGATCTAGAAATGGACGACGATGCAGAAGCAGAAGACGAAGGCGTTGAAGCACGTGTAGACGATCTAGAATCAGCATTAGCTGAACTAGAAGCAGAATTCGAAAAAATTATGTCAGGTGAAGACGATGACATGGAAGACGAAGCAGACGATATGGATGCGGAAGACGAAATGGAAGAGTCATTTGAACTAGAACTAGACGAGTCAGAAGACGAAGACCTAGAAGAAGGTGAAGAACTTGACCTAGAAGAATCAGAAGATGATGCAGAAGGCGAAGATGAAGATAAATTGGACGAATATGTGACTCCAGTATCAGCATCAGCAGGTGACAATGGTGATAACACATCATCAACAGTTAACGCAAATCCAAAGCGTCCAGGCGATGATTCAAATGCAGCACCGGTAAAAGCGAATGATGGTAACACATCAGGCGGCAAAGGTGACGCACCAAAAGATATGTCAACGAAGAACGTTAACGTATCAGGTAACTCGAAATCACCAGCAATGTCAAAAGAAACGGCAAAGCCAGGCGATAATGGTGTAAACACAAAATCAATTACATCATAATTTAATTCTATTTGGAGAAACCAATGACCGTTCTTATTGAAAGATTTTCACACAGTCAAGCAGGTGTTAAAACCCGCATTGTCGAAGGTGAAGACGGTGGAAAAAACATGTTTATGGAAGGTATTTTCGTCCAAGGCGGCGTTAAGAATGCTAATCAACGTGTTTACCCGGTTTCAGAAATCTCAAGAGCAGTAGAAAGCGTTCAGAAAAAAATCTCTGAAGGCTTCCCTGTTCTAGGTGAATGTGATCATCCACCGGAATTAACAGTTAACGTTGACCGTGTGTCACATATTATTGAAAATATGTGGATGGACGGCCCGAACGGCTATGGTAAACTTAAAATTGTTCCTACACCAATGGGCAACATCATCAGAACACTAATCGAATCAGGCGCTACATTAGGGGTCTCTTCTCGTGGTTCAGGTGAAGTTGGTAACAATGGTGAAGTGAGTAACTTTGAGATTGTAACTGTAGATATCGTAGCTCAGCCTAGTGCTCCAGAAGCATACCCAAAGGCTATCTACGAAGGATTAATGAACATGAAAGGCGGCTACCAAACATGGCAGCTTGCACAGAGTGTTCAAAATGACAAGGCAGCGCAGAAGTACTTGTCAGAAGAAATAGTAAAGTTCATTCGTGAACTTAAACTGTAAAACAGGAGAAGCAACAATGGCAACAGAAATCCTTGCTAACCTTCTAGAGTCCGGCGCACTAAGCGAAGAAGCTGGTGCGGCTATTAAAGAGGCTATGGAAGCAAAACTAAATGAAGCAAGAGAGGAAATTACAGCCGAGTTGCGTGAAGAATTCGCACAAAAGTTTGAACATGACAAAGGTGTTATCGTTGAAGCAATGGATAATATGCTAACTACAGCAATCCAAGCTGAAATGACTGAGTTTAAATCAGACCGTGAATCTCTAATCGCAGAACGAGTTGCGTATAAGAAAGCAATTTCTGAACACGCTAAGATCCTTGAAAAATTCATTACTTCTCAACTTGCATCAGAAGTTAAGGAACTACAAGCTGACCGTGCAAAAGTAGCTGAAAATCTAGAAACGACAAAATCGTTTGTAGTGAAGCAACTATCACGTGAACTTGCAGAATTCCATAACGACAAGCGTGAATTAGTAGAAACTAAAGTGCGCATGGTAGCAGAAGGCAAACAACTTCTTAACAAAACAAAAGAATCGTTTGTCAAGCGTTCAGCAGAGTTAGTAGAGAATACAATCTCTAATGCTCTACGTTCAGAAATCGCAATGCTTAAAGAGGACATCACAGCGGCTAAAGAAAACGAATTTGGTCGTAAATTGTTTGAAGCATTCGCAGGCGAATTTATGTCATCACAGTTAAATGAAGGCACTGAAGTAGCCAAAGTGAACAAAAAGCTAGACGAAACTGCTAACAAAGTTGCAGAATTAGAAGCAGTGATTACTGCTAAAGAAGCAGATATTGCTACAGCGCAAAAAGCAAAACGTGTAATGGAAGATCGTATGAATCGCAAAGCGAAACTAGACGAACTACTATCACCACTTGCTGGTCAAAAGCGTGAAGTAATGTCAGACTTACTTGAATCAGTAAAAACAACTAATTTAAAAACAGCTTTCAAGAAATATCTACCAGCTGTTTTAAATGAATCAGTTTCAGCGCAAGCGGAAACAAAAACATTAACAGAAAGCAAAGTTACAGAACACACTGGAAACCGCGTTGTAAAAGAAGCAACACAGTCAACAGGTGACGATGCTGATATAGTCGTGCTAAGAAAACTAGCCGGTCTAAAGTAATTAACCAGAACACAGGAGAATCAAACAGATGGAAAATCTTTTTGAAGGAAATAACTGGGACAACACACGTGATGCGCTACTAGAAGGTCTAGAAGGCACAAAACGTGACGTAATGTCATCAGTACTAAACAACACAAAAGTAGCTCTTGCAGAATCAGCAACAGCGGGCGCAACACAAGCAGGTAACATTGCAACACTAAACAAAGTGATCCTACCAGTTATCCGTCGTGTAATGCCAACAGTTATTGCAAACGAAATCATCGGCGTACAGCCAATGACTGGCCCAGTAGGTCAGATTCACACACTACGTGTACGTTATGCAGATAACGCAGCAGGCGTAACAGCAGGCCAAGAAGCTCTATCACCATTCGATATCGCTAAATCATACTCAGGCGCAAATGGTACAGCACCAGCAGCGACAGCAGCAATGGAAGGTACAGCGGGTAACCGTATGTCAATCCAAGTAATGAAACAAACTGTTGAAGCGAAAACACGTAAGCTATCAGCACGTTGGACATTCGAAGCGGCACAAGACGCTAACGCAATGCACGGTCTAGACGTTGAAGCAGAAATCATGGCAGCACTTGCTATGGAAATCACAGCAGAAATCGACCAAGAAGTTCTAGGTTCACTAGAAAATCTAGCGACAACTGGTGCGACTTTCGACATGACAAACACACAGTTCACTGGTACACCAACATTCGTAGGTGATCGTCATGCAGTTCTAGCAACTCTAATCAACCAACAAGCTAACCTAGTAGCACAGCGCACACGTCGCGGTGCAGCAAACTGGGCAGTTGTTTCACCAGCAGCACTAACAGTGCTACAGTCAGCAACTACATCAGCTTTCGCACGTACAACAGAAGGTACATTCGAAGCGCCAACAAACACAAAGTTCGTAGGCACACTAAACGGCACGATGCGCGTATATGTAAACACATACGCAAATGACGCGGCACCAGTTCTACTAGGCTACAAAGGCCAAGGCGAAATCGATGCAGCAGCATTCTATTGCCCATACGTACCGCTAATGTCATCAGGCGTTGTTGTGGATCCACAGTCATTCGAACCAGTAGTGTCATTCATGACTCGTTACGGTTACGTTGAGCTAACAAACACAGCATCATCACTAGGTAACGCGGCAGATTACGTTTCAAAAATCGAAGTTGCAAACCTAGCATTCGTATAAGTTTTACTTAAACGATTATTAATATTAACCCGGGAGGAAACTCCCGGGTTTTTTTATGTTCTAAGTTAAATCTGATAAATAGACATAGCACAATCTAAGTTTGGAAGAAAATATCATGGCAGAACAATTAAAATTTGGCGACCGACTATTTCTTAAAGGTGAAAAAGTTCTCTTTGATAATGGCACAGAAGATGCTATTATTGAATCGAGAAACGGCACCCTTGTAATTAAAGGCAACTTAACAGTTGAAGGTACAACTACAACATTGGACACTGCATCTACTGTAGTTTCTGATCCGTTTATACTATTAAACGGAGATCATACAGGAGCTGCATCGGAAGATGTTGGTATTGAAATTAAAAGAGGCACTGATATAAACGTCAAGTTTGGATGGGACGAAACCAATGATAGATGGTCAACTTTTGGAGAATTATTTTATTCTAATAATATAGAAGCAGATACCATTGTTGCAAATACTAGTATATCGGGTCCATTGATTTCATCTAATGTTACTATAACAGGTGGTAATATAGATGGTACTGTGATTGGCGCATCTAATCCAGTTCAAGCATACTTCACTGATATACATGGTGACGGTACAAATATAACAAACGTTCTTACAAACTACACAACGACAGATTTAGCTGAAGGCACAAACTTATATTACACAGATGAACGTGTCGATGACAGAATCAATGACTTGTTTTTTGCATCATATGGTATCTCAGCGACATATACTGATCCCGCAGGTGTCTTTGAAATTGGCTTTGATGCTACAAATATAGGCACTGGCGAACAAATTCTTGATACTACTGACACTGTACAAGCGGCATTTAGAACACTTACATCAGGTCCAAACTTAGATTTAACTGTTTCTACTGACGGAGATAACATTGTAGTAGACACCGCAGTAAAAATTAACAACTTAGAATTCAATACATTTACTGGCACTGGTTCAGTAAGTCAATTCACACTTCCATATACAGTATCACAGGATTGGCAAGTTCTAGTATATATCGATGGTGTAGTACAAGAACCTACAAATTCATATACAATGTCTGGTAATACGCTTACATTATCGGCGCCACTTGCATTAAGTTCTGTAATGAACGTAATTAAGATGGCAAGTAACACAGTTGCATCAACTATTACAGATGCAGATACTCTAAACACATTCGCTGGATCTTATTACTTAGACTACAATAACTTTACTAACACTCCGACTATCCCAACAGTGCCAACAAATGTAAGTGCATTTACAAACGATAGTGGATACAT